TCAAATGGTGGAGCTCTTGCGTTACGAGCAGCAGTTGAAATAGACGATGCGTCTATTGATGTAGTTTGTTGTATAGTTAGTCAAACTAACACTGATCAATATCGAAATAGTAATTTTTATTATCCTAGCGACGAAACATTAACAGGTGATGCTTATGCAAACGATGGATACGACACTGTGCAAGATTCGATGCCACAACGTAAAATATTGCAATTAAACGGTAGGAGTGATACTGTTGTACCATACAACGGCGGAGATTTTGCAGGAATGACTTTCTTAAGTGCAGCAGATAGTGCTTATGCATTAGCACAAAGTCAAGGCTATACAGGAGCTCAGTTAACAGGCTCTGCATACGGAGCAACTAGTACTATTGTCGACTATGGTAATGTAATATTTTTAAATGATGATGCAGGCCATCAATTTTCTCCAGATATGGCAAGGTTAGTAGGAAAATATTTCGAGTCTAATTTTGATATTACATATTAACAGGATAGATGTATGCCGCGATTTGCACAGGGAAAATTTAAACTAAAAAATCCAGACAAGTATATGGGAAACAAAACACCTACTTACAGAAGTAGTTGGGAGTTTGCATTTATGAGATTTTGTGACGAACATCCTAGTGTGTTACAATGGGCAAGTGAAGCAGTAAAAATTCCATATAGAAATCCGCTTACAGGTAAACAAACAATATATGTACCTGACTTCTTTATTGCTTATGCAGGCAGAGATAAAAAACAGCGTGTAGAACTAATCGAAGTCAAGCCAGAAAATCAAACTGTAAAAGAAAAATTAGGACGTAGTCGTGCAAATCAAGCACATTGGATTATTAATCAAGCAAAGTGGGAAGCAGCTAGAGCATGGTGTAAACAAAAAGGTATATTCTTTCGTATAGTTAATGAAGGAGATATTTTCCACCAGGGAAAGAAAAGATAAATAATAGTAGCATATAATGATTGTAACTGATAAAAAAATTATTAAAAAGCGGACAAAAATTTGTAAGTCTTGTGAACATCTTACAGCACTAGGATCTACCTGTAATGTATGTGTTTGCCCAATATTTACAAAAGTAAGAAAAAAGAATACAAGATGCCCTATAGGAAAATGGGAGGCAGTTAAATGACTAAGAAATTAGAAGAACTTTTAGATCTTCCAGATGCAAAAGAGATCATTAAAAACGCTGAGACACAAGAAAACGAGCAAAAGTCACATGACCTTGCTCGACAAGAAGATACTATGCGTGATATTGCAGAGTTTGATAAAATTGCAAGTGCATTACCTAGTGTAAAAGGTCTTGGTCAAAAAGCCGATGACGAGTTAAATGAAATTGCACAAAAAGCAATGACTGCATATGACGATTTAATGGACTTAGGAATGAATGTTGAAAGCCGTTATAGTGGGCGTGTATTTGAAGTTGCAGGCGGCATGTTAAAAACTAGTTTAGATGCTAAAGTTGCAAAGTTAGATAAAAAACTAAAAATGATCGACTTACAACTTAAAAAAGAAAAAATGGATAAAGATAGTTCCCCCGGCGATGGCGATATTGTTAATGGCGAAGGTTATGTTGTTACTGATAGAAATAGCTTATTGGAGCGCCTAAAAGGACTTGATAAGGATAAATAATATATAATAGGATATTAAGCAATGAGATCATTTACAGATATATTAACTGAAGCTAAGAAAACATACGAATTTAAAATAGGCGTTGCCGGCGAATTACCTGAAGGGTTCGCTGACGAATTAAAAACTACTATGAATAAGTTTAGTATTGTTAATATTAGTACAGGTAAGAAAACACCAATACAGGAACGTCCATTAGACTTCCCACAATTACAAAATATGGAAGTTACATATTTCGAAGCAGAAGTTAATTATCCTACAACTAGCCAAGTACTACAAGAGTATGTAGGTAAGTGTTGCGGTATTGACCAAGCGTATATTATTGTACGTAATATGAATGACCCAAGAGAAGATTATCAAGCACCTAAAGATGAAGAAGCATATGAAACATTGCTTACAAAAGAAGACTTAGGTGGTGAAGAAGCACAGCAGGACGTAGCAGGTAGTAGAGTTATGGATTTGTTGAAAGAGTTAGAAGTAGCTAAAAAAGAACGTGAGCACGATCCAGCTGCCGCAGCACCAAGTGGTGATAGCAAGGATATCGGCGACAACGAAAATACCAAAGCGGTAGTAGGAGGTTAACCCCATGAATATGAAGAAGCTTTTAGAATCAATGCAGGAAATAGATGAGTGTGGGATGGACGAAGCTCCAATGCCAGCTCCAAGTATGGCGCCACCGGCTATGCCACAAAATGACGGCGAACCTGTAAGAATGAATGTAAATTTAAGTGCATCAGGCGCAGAGCATGTTGCTGACTTAATGGATATGATGAAAAACGCAGGTGTTGGTGATTCAAAACCTGTTGGTAAAGAACAGTTACCTATGCGTATGGATATGGAACGTTTAAAAGGAATTATGGACGAGCCAGGTGACGAAGATCCAAACGAAGAATTAGAACCAGTTGATGAGATTGATACTGAAGAAGGTTACGACAACGAACCGGATGAAAGATACGGTGACATGAGTGATGCTATTCCAGACGGTAATGATTTAAATCGCAAAAAGAAATCATATGTAAAAGCACAAGACGGTGATAATGCAATGGCATTAGAAAATATTAAAGCATCGTTATATGCACAACTTGCTGAAAAGAAAAAGCCAGATGCTGATGGCGATGGTGTTCCAGACTGGGCAGACAAGAAACCAGGCGAAGATGATAACGCAGGAAAGTCAAAAGGTAGCAAGCCTAAAAAAGGTGAAGTACCTCCACAGTTCCAAAAAGCCAAATAACTAGGTAAGGGCGGTCCAATCAAATAGCACCCACGGGTGCTATTTTTTTGGGTAAATAATGTTATGGCAGCATCATTAGACGGCGTCTTAATTAAGAAAGCCAATAAACAAGAAACATATACAAACGAACAAGTTGAAGAACTTCTAAAGTGCATGGATCCCGATGAAGGATACTTACACTTTGCAAGATCATTTGCATTTATTCAGCATCCTGTAAAAGGCAAATTGTTGTTTGATCCTTACGAGTATCAGCTACGTTTGATGCATAGTTACCACAACTATCGCTTTAATATTAACATGATGCCTAGACAAACAGGTAAAACTACATGTGCTAGTATCTACCTTGCTTGGTACGCAATGTTTAAACCTGACCAAACTATTCTTGTAGCAGCACACAAATATACAGGTGCGCAAGAGATTATGTCACGCATACGCTTTGTATACGAAAGTTGTCCTGATCATATTAGAGCAGGAGTTGTAAGTTACAATAAACAATCAATTGAATTTGAAAATGGATCACGTATTGTAGCACAGACTACAACAGGTAATACAGGACGTGGTATGAGTATTTCATTACTATACTGTGACGAGTTTGCGTTTGTTATGCCTAATATTGCCGAAGAGTTTTGGACTTCAATATCACCTACACTAGCAACAGGTGGTCGTGCTATTATTACAAGCACCCCCAATAGTGACGAAGATACTTTTGCTACTATTTGGAAACAAGCAGAAGAGAAGTTTGACGCACACGGCAATGAAACTGAAGTAGGGTCAAATGGTTTCCATAGTTATGTTGCTGAATGGCACGAACATCCAGACAGAGATGACGAATGGAAAGCAGAAGAAATTGGACGCATCGGAGAAGAAAAGTTTCGTAGAGAATACGGCTGCGAATTCTTAGTATTTGATGAGACTTTAATTAATTCAATAAAACTTAGTGCTATGGATGGTAGTAGTCCTATATTAAATATGGGACAAACTCGTTGGTATCAAAAACCAACCAATCAGTATACATATGCAGTTGCACTTGACCCTAGTATGGGAACAGGTGGTGATTTTGCTGCAATACAAGTATACGAATTGCCTAGTTATAAACAGGTTGCAGAATGGCAACATAACACAACAGCAATACCAGGACAAATTCGTGTGTTAGCGGATATATGTAAATATCTAGAACAAGAAACTAAAAATCCTAATGGTATATATTGGAGTGTAGAAAATAACGGAATCGGAGAAGCAGCACTAATCGTTATAAACGATTTTGGGGAAGAGAACATACCAGGACTATTTGTGTCCGAACCTATGCGAAAAGGACATGTGCGCAAATTTCGAAAAGGCTTTAACACTACCCATAGCACTAAGATTACAGCATGTAGTCGTTTAAAAACAATGATAGAAAACGATAAAATGCAATTACATAGTAAACCATTAATAAGTGAACTAAAAGGATTTGTTGCAACAGGGTCAAGTTTCCAAGCAAAGTCGGGAATGACAGATGATTTAGTAAGTGCTACATTACTTGCTATAAGAATGATGACTGTGTTAAAAGATTGGGATCCTAGAGTTTATAGTACATTTAATCAAGCAGAGGATATAGAAGACTACGAACCACCAATGCCTATCTTTATTAGTAGTAGTTTTTGATAAATATTAATATGAAGAATTTAGATCAACCAGCAAAACAATTATTTTCAAAAATACGTGGAAGATTTCCAGGTGTAACAATTGGCGATAGTGAAGGTAATGTAACTACTGATCCTGCACAAGCAAGATTTTTTGAATTTCCGTTTAAAGAAAGTCAAGAAGAATTAGGTAAAGTTAGTGTAAGCCTTTCAGAAGAAGATGGCGTAGTTATAATGTATAGCCAAGATATTGCAGAAAATGACGTATACAAAACAGCGTGGTATGATTTTTTAAAAGAGCTACGACAATTTGCAAAAAAGCGTATGCTAAATTTTGACACTAGAGACATTACAAAAAGTAATTTAGAAAAAAGAGATTATCAGTATCTTGCCAACCGCCCAGAGGACAGTAACATGAATGAATCAAAACTATACGGAACAAGCCGCATTAGCTATCAAAACGTAGGCGAAGCACGTATTATGATTAAGCACACAGAAAGCATTAATCAAGAAGCAGCAACAGGACGCACACAAAAAATAGGAAAAATTTATATTGAAAGTGCTGACGGAGAAAGATTCCGTTATCCATTCAAACACCTAAGTGGCGCAAGAGCAATGGCAAGACATGTTGCAGAAGGCGGAAATGCATATGATGAATTTGGTAAGCACATTGTAGGTCTTTCAGAAGAAATGGCAAAACTGCGTAAATTTAAAAACTACATGGGTCGTAGTGCAGTAATGGCAGAAAGTCTAGTTGAATACATGGATGTTGTAAAAGGGCGTATTACAACAGTTAAGAAAACAATTGAGTCATTACAAAAGCCAAAGTTTTATGCAGAAACGTTTGCTGCATTTGAAGCACCTATTATGGAAGAAGTTCCGGCAGATGTTGCAGAGAATTGGATTGACCAATTAACTATCAAACAGTTTAACGAAGAACTATCAGATGTATTTCCATACATTTACAAACTAGTAAGTGAAGCAACTAAAGCAACAGAACTAGGTCCGGATGAGTTAGATGAGTCAGGTTTACAGTACCATACTGGTGTTAAGAAGCACGGTAAAGAATACATGGATAAAGCAGCACAAGCAGGCCGCGATGGCGCAAGTCAAGAAGAACTTGGCGCATTAAAAGACAAGTATAGCAAAGCCGAAAAGAACAAAAAGACTAAAGAAGAAATTGAACTAGAACGAGCATTTGAAGCAACACTAGGTCAATTCTCAGACACTGTATGTGAAGAGTGCGGTAACCAAAGTTGGGAAACACTATCAGAAGAAGAACTAGAAGAAGCACACGGCAACAGCAAAGAATATGACAAATGCTGGGCAGGTTATGAAAAAGTACCTGGCACAACACGCGGCGAAAAAGGTTCTTGCCGTAGAAAAACAGCAAAAGAAAGCGAAGAAGAAGTACAAGAAGGCACAATCAAGACAGCACAAGATGCAAGTGATGCGCTAGGCGTATTGCGTGGCAAAGGCAAAAAGATTGAAACTGGAGATGGCGAGTACGAAGGTAACTTAGCAAACGAGTATGCAAATCAAGTGTGGTACGTATATTCTTGGATTGAAGCAAAAACTAAAGGGTTCCAAGACATAGATCCAAAGTTCCAGTCTGCAATTGATGACATGATGACACTACGTGGCGAAGCAAAGAAATTAGAAACCAAGCCAGGTTCAGGCAAGAACGGCAAGTTTGGTAATCAAATTGTAAACACATTATATCCTGTAATGCAGTATATTGATGCACACGACTTTAATCAAGATGAAGGTAATGCCTACTCAGGTGCTGTAGCAAAAGCTAAAATGAACGGCAAGAAAAAGGGTGATGAAATTGATGGCCCAGACGGTGAAAAGATCAAAATAGAAAAAGAAGAACAAAAGACACCATTAGGCGAGTTCATACTATCATACTACGATAGAGAAAATGGAACATTTCCAAAAGGCGAAACATCAATTCTTACTATGGTAGAAAAAGATTACGGCGAGCAGTTCATAGATCCTGCTAAGGCATTTATCGAACAAGTACAGGCATTATTTGATAACTTTGAAATGCAAGAAAACCCACAGCAAATGGAAGTTAACGTCGAAGACGATTACAACAGAATGAGAGAGTTAGCAGGTTTAAGATAATCTGCTAACCCACTTATAAGTTTTATTTCTTTTTCTTTAAAAAAGACTTGACAAACGATGTAGCGATGTTATAATAATAACTGTGCTGCAAATAACAAGGCACACAGTAGCAATGTAGCTACAAGCATATAGGCATTATATAGGAGAAAAGGCACTATGGCATCATTAGCAGAAATCCGAGCGAAGCTCAAACAACAAGAGTCTAACGCAAGCGGAAACAGAGGACCACAAGGTCCAAACCCAATTTACCCATTTTGGAATATCAAAGAAGGCGAAAGCGCAACTTTCCGTTTCCTTCCTGATGGCAACCCGGATAACACATTTTTCTGGGCAGAACGTTTGATGATCAAACTTCCATTTGCAGGTATTAAAGGTCAAACAGATTCACGTCCTGTACAAGTACAAGTTCCATGTATGGAAATGTACGGCGAAACATGTAACATCTTAAATGAAGTGCGTGGTTGGTTTAAAGATCCATCATTAGAAGACATGGGTCGTAAGTACTGGAAAAAGCGTTCGTATATTTTCCAAGGATTTGTAAATGACAATCCACTAACAGATGACGAAGCACCAGAGAATCCAATTCGACGCTTTATTATTGGGCCACAAATCTTTCAGATCATTAAGCAAGCACTTATGGATCCAGACATGGAAGAGTTGCCAACAGACTACACAGCAGGTGTAGATTTCCGTCTTAATAAAAGTTCAAAAGGCGGTTATGCAGACTATAGCACAAGTAACTGGGCTCGTAGAGAGCGTCCGTTAACTGATGCTGAAATGAACGCTGTTAACACTCACGGGTTGTTTAACATGTCAGACTTCCTTCCTAAAAAGCCAGACGAGACTGCACAAAAAGTATTGCAGGAAATGTTTGAAGCATCAGTAGATGGCGAAGCATATGACGCTGAACGTTGGAGTAATTACTTCCGTCCAGCAGGTGTGTCAGCGGCAACTGGCGATCCAAACAAACCTGCTGTAGCACCAACTCCTGCTCCGGCAGCAGTAGCACCGGCACCAGCACCAGAAGCTGCACCAGTAGCAGAAGCAGCACCAGCGGCAGCACCAGCAGCCGAAGCAC